GCCGGAGCCCCCTCCGATGCCGCCCCCGGCTCCTACCCCTCCGGCCCCCCCGCCGATGATCGAGCCCCAGACTCCCACACCTCCCCCGGAAACGGTGGCTGCTGAGACCACTGCGAAGGTCAAGAAACGCAAGAGCTCAAAGGAGCAACAGCAGCAAGTTACGCGCGGTACCTCTGCTCTCCGAATCCCTCTAAATATCGGAACAGGTGGAAAACCAAAGTCCGGACTAAATATCCCTAAATAATGAAGTACTCAGCCCAATCCCGTTATCAACAACTAAGCGCGGATCGGGAAGACTTCCTCGACATGGCACGTAAATGTGCAGCGCTCACCCTTCCGTATCTGATAACCGAAACAGGTCATGCGGAAGGTGGGCGACTCCTACAGCCCTACCAATCACTGGGCAGCAAGGGTGTCAACGCGCTCGCATCTCAGTTGATGTTGAGCCTCTTCCCAATCAATACAAGCTTTTTCAAGCTGCAGATCAACGATGGAGAAATCGCAAACATTCCTGAGCTGACTCCTGAAGTTCGCTCCGAGATCGACCTGAACCTTTCAAAGATGGAGAGGATCGTGATGCAACAGATCTCCGAGAGCTCGGATCGTGTCCAGCTGACGGTTGCGATGAAGCATCTGATCGTCACCGGCAACACCCTCGTGTTCGCCGGGAAGAAAGCCCTAAAGGTCTACCCGCTAGACCGCTACGTCGTCGATCGTGACGGCGAAGGAACAGTCCTGGAGATCATCACCAAAGAGGTGGTGGACCGCTCACTCTTACCTGCGGAGTTCCAGAAAAAAGATCATGAAGTCAACGCAGTAGGTGAGGACGGCCCGAAACTAGGGGTTGCCTACAGCAGCAAACACAACGACGCAGAGGTCTACACCTGCGTGAAGCTGATCGATGGTCAGCACCGGTGGCATCAGGAGTGTGACGGGAAGATGATCCCAGGCTCCAAGTCCACCAGCCCCCTCAAGCACACCCCCTGGCTCCCCCTCCGCTTCAACGTGGTCGGTGGTACCGGCAGCGAAAGCTACGGCCGTGGCCGTGNNGCCCGTGTGGAGGAGTTCTTCGGTGATCTGACCTCACTTAACTCACTGACCCGTGCCCTCGTGGAGGGTTCTGCAGCTGCAGCGAAGGTGGTGTTCATGGTCAGCCCTTCGGCGACCACCAAACCACAATCACTAGCTAAAGCTCACACCGGCTCGATCATCCAAGGCCGGGCCGAGGATGTGTCAGTAGTGCAGGTAGGCAAAACCGCCGACTTCGCGACTGTGCAGCGGATGATCGCCGACCTGACTCAACGGATCAGTGACG